CCCTTTGGCGTGACCTATGCGCGAGCCTATAGAGGCAAGAAATTTCTCATCGGTTATTTTGCCATTGCGCCAGCCGCGGATTACAGCCAGAGTCCTATTCATTGATGATTTCTTAATAACCTTGTTTTTCGGAAATATCCGATACCCTACAAAGTCAATGCCGCTTTTACAATTATCAATTTTTGTTTTGTCATTAAGTTTTATTTTTAAGTGGGTATCTAAAAACTCCTCAATGGCGCTTAAAGTCTTTTGTAACTGCGCTTTTGAATTGCCTAAAATTATAAAATCGTCCATATAGCGCAAATAATATTTCTCTTGTCTTTTTACTTTTAAGAAAAAATCAAGCTCAGCGAGGTAAGCGTTTGCCGCTAATTGTGAAAAGCGGTTTCCTATTTTAATACCGTCACCGTTAAAATCATGTATTAAAATAGTATGAATAAGCCAGATAACATCAGGATCATCAATGTACCTATTTTTCAGTATTATTTCAAGGCGGTCTATGTCTATCGACCTGAAGTATTTATGCACATCACATTTTAAATATTTTGTAGCGTCGGGCTTGCCTGTAAAATATGAAAGGCGCGTTGCCGCGTCAATACTTCCTTTTCCGATCCGGCAAGCGTAAGTATCATAAATAAATTGTTTATCAATAAGCGGCTCAATAATATTGCATAACGCAATTTGCACAATGCGATCTCTGAAAGGCAAGGCGGATATTATGCGCGGCTTTGGCTCTTTAACTTCAAAGGTGTAATATCTGCCGAGCTTGTAAGTTTTCCATATTAGCTCATTTTGTAATTCGATTAAACTCTCTTCTAGGTTTTTATAAAAGAAATTTAAAACGCTGACGCGGTACTTTTTACCCCTTGCGGCAAGTTCCGCGGCTTTGTAGAGGTTTTCAAAATCAAATATACGCTCGTACAATTCACCCATTTAAAATCCTTATAAGAAAAAATGCCGCGCCCGTAGGCGCGGCAAAACCCTACTTTCACCCGCCGCGAAGGTGAGGGCAACCAATCTGACGATTTTCTCTACAAAATGTCACTATTTACAAAACCGTAATTTTGCAAATATCTTTACTATTTTTCAAGTAAAGAAAATTATCACAGGCAAGCCGCGCGCCGTTGTTGTTGTTCACGTTCCACGGGTAGTTGTTGGCGTTGACACAGCGAGCGCCACAATTCGCGCCGTTGTTCCAGTTACCGCTAATCATTGATTGCCCTTTTTAATCAAGCCGCCTAAAATACGACCTACTTCCGATAAGTTTTTTGCGGCTGTCTCATAGCTCCTTATCGAAAGATACTTTGAGCCTTTCTTTCGTGAGCGGCGCACATAGGCGCGCAAGATTTCAAGCTCGGTGTCTATGTCATACCACCCCACGGCTTTATTTTTGCTCCTATTCGTAATGATAATTTTTTCCATTATGCGATACATACAATTATGTATATTTGCACATAACGTGTTTTTCTCATACGACGGGAAGCGGTTTACGATAGGCTCAAAATAATCCATAAAATCTAAAAACTTCTGAAACAGCGCAAGGTTTGCGACGTTTCCTTTTATCGCTTTCTCATAACGCGCCGTTTCAGAATTATGCAAACCAGAATTACAGTCCATCGGAAAACAGGAGCCGCTTACGCGGCGTCACAGGCAAGCCGCGCGCCGATGATGTTGTACACGTACCACGGGTAGAAGTTGGCGTTGACACAGCGAGCGCCACAAATCGCGCCGACGGTCCAGTTACCGCCCGCCATTAATGCAATAAGCCCGTTATTATTTTGCAAATACGCTTTGCCTTTTCCAGTTCCTAGTACATCTTTCCAGCCAGAATTTGCGCTTTCATACCAGTATGTAAACTCATCAAGCCATTCCCATACGTTACCTACACAGTCCACACAATTCATAGCACTTATCGCATAGGGCTTTATTCCGCTTGCCGGGTCAAATACGCCCGTCGAGCTATTGACTTTACAACCAGTCCGCGCGCGCGATCCGTTGCTTGTTTTAGTCCAGCCGTAATTGTCAGCGCCATCCTCGCCTTGTGGATTTCCGCGCGCCGCGGCGATCCAATCCGCATAAGATAACATCTGCTTTTCTGAAAGCGCGGCAAGCTCGGCGAAAACGTACCAGTTTGCGCCCTCCGTCCCGGTTACGGGTAGTTGCCCGTATTTCGATTGTAATTTCCCGGTCTTGACGTGCAAGCCTGACCCCTCAAGCACAAGCGGAATAGCGGCGCTTGACTGGTAGATGTCTACCCAGCGGCTCCCCACTTTGACCATTCCTTCAGGCGCGCATTTCGGACGGTTTTTCAAGTCCCAAACTGAATTTGGTACAATGCCGATAACTACGTTATCCTCCCATTTAATGCCTGTATTGCCCATTTTAACGCCGTTTGAGTCAATCGGAGTCCATGTCCCATCATCAGACACACAGCGTATATGCCCATAGTGAAAGCCGCCTATTTTGCGGCTGTTATGCGCGGCGTATCCTTCGGGGTATGTGGCGTTTGCGGATATAACAAGTATAGGCTCGCCGTCAGGCTCAAGGCACATATATATATAATAGTCCGTACCGACTACAAAGGCATTGCCTGTGTCAAGCAATGTAACCGCGGATACGTCAATTATTCCGCGGTTTACAATTTGCCGCCATACTTCTCCGTCAAATAAATCAAAGGCGCAACCATCCTCAAGGATAAGGCGGTCGGCAACGTAAGAAAACGGATCGCGCTTTGACAGGTACTTATTCCCTACAGCCTTAAAATTTCCGCTTTCCGGGACGGTTGCCACAGTTGCCGCATCAATATTGTCTTTAAAAAGTTTTAAACTCATACAAGTCCTCCTATAAGCTCATCAATTTCGGCATCCGTTATGCCGAGTCTGATTTTTTCCGCACCGGGGTCGTTGACAGACTCAAAATCTTCCGGCGTTATTTCCTCACTATCCTTGCTTGCGCTCGAGCTTTTTAATACAAGGATTTTTGTATTTTCTTTGATTGTTAAAAGCCGCGCGCGCAATGCGGCTTTCCCGTCACCAGTTGTTTTTGCGTATCGGTACGCATTTAACAAATCGGTTTTTGTGCTTAATGTATTCGGATACCCTACCATTTAAGCCTCCTTAATCTGTATATTTATTTTCATGGGACTTGACGCGCCCCAAACTCCCTCACCCCAGCAGAAAGTTCCCCACTTTCGCATATAAGTACCGCCGATAAGTTTTCCATTTTCTAATTTTTGCGGGTAGACGTGCAAGCCATCAGGCTTTGCCTCACAGGGAAATGATACAAAATCCTTATGCAAGCCGTGCGCGGAAATAAAAATCATATATTCATTTTCCGCGTCATAAATTATGTTAAACTCTTGCCACGGAATTACGGGACTCACGCCGGAAATTTCTTTTATGAAATATCCGGCATAAGCGCCTGATAGGTAGAATTCAGGCGGCTGACCGCCAAACAGGTCAGCATCAAGTTTGCTTCCTAACCCATCCACTTCCCAAAGCATCTCAAGAACGCTTTGCGGCGTTACCTTTGCCGTTATGCGCTTATTTATAATTTCTATAATTGCGTCAAGTATATCAGACGCGCCTACTTTGTCAGGTACACCGCTTACGCGGAAAACATTATAAGCCTTTACAATAACGGCTTGCATAAAGCCCAGCACATCATTCATCCATAAGGACTTGTAAGGGGTTCCGTCCTCGGAGTCATCAGTAGACGTGTCAATAGCCTTGCCTCCGGGGTATCCCGGATCGGTATTGTCGTAATAATCCGAGTACGCTGAATTAATCTTGATCATTATTTGCCTCCTCTGTGTTTTGCCAATCTATAAATATAATCGCCGTCGTTTGGACGGGTTTAATTTTTAAAATTATATATTCCACATAGTTACGCCATACAGCGTCAATTTTTATAGGATTAACATAAAGTATTTGTTTATAATTACTCCTAACTACTCCGGCGCAAACATAAAAGCAGGTTTCCCAAAAGTCCGAGTTAAAAGGTATTGTGTAATCAGTAGTTGCGTCGTTTTGTATAATGGTAGGCACAAAGTCCACATTGCCGCGGCGATACCCATTGACTGCGCGGCGGTTGCCGTTTCTCATTGCCCTGTGTCCGTTGACGCTTAACTCCACAAGGCTTGAATGGCGCGGATTTGATGTTGGTATGTTTTCAATGACTTTTATTGCAGGGTCTATACATTGCAAAATGTCCTGTAAAAAATGCGCCGCTTGCCCGCCGCAAATAATTTTCCACATTGACTCAATTATTTTGCGGCGTTTCCCGTGTTCACGTTTTGTAAAATAAAGCGCAAATACCTTTTCCCATTTTTCCGGGTATCGCGTCGTTTCAGGGAATAAATCAAAATAAACAAGCTCCGCCTCTTTGCGCACATTTTTAGGCAATGCACATAATGCCTGTATGAGTTTATATTTTAAGTTTTTAACAAATAGCTCAAAAGCATGGCTCCGCGGAAATAATATTTTTACAGCGTCAAAAAATTTACTCATATAAACCGCCATTGAGGTATAAATTATTAAGCGCGGCGAGCTTGCCTATATTAAGCGTGAATGAGGCGGTGGTTACGCCGTTATGCTTCATTGTGACGCTCTCAAACTCGGCTTTTATCGTGCTTATGCTTTGATCGATTATGCTTGTTACATTGTTGCGGGAGACTATATTTGTTTTATTGTTATCATCGGAAAGCCCGCGGATATAAGGCTCACGATTTAAAAAATAATTTTCTATTGACACTTTCACAGCCGCGCCGAAATCCGAGGTCGGTACTCCGGCTATACCATTAATGTAAATGTCAAAATATTCTATTTCGACGGGCTTAATATTTGTATAACTCTCATTAAGCGCCGGGTCTATTATCGCGGTCAGCGGCTTGCGGTTTGCGATCCCTGTTTCAGGGTCATAAGTGCAGGCGCTCCCCACTTGCCGCAAGAGGTCAGGCGTTGGTACTCGAGCAGGGAATATTGACGTTATCCCTGCGACATAAATAAATACGCCACTCGGCGTTTCCGTGTCTTTGCAGGGGTATGTGTTTAAAACGCCGGAAACATCGCTTGCCCAGCGGCGGTAATCGGAAAGCGCACCGCCCATCGGCGGACTGCGAAAACGACTGACGACGCGCGCGCGGTATTCCGCCTCTGTCTCGCTTTCCGAGCCGTATTTAATAACCTCGCTTGCAGTCACGGTACGTTGTGCAAATCCCAAAGGATTAACAAAACTTAAAACGTCACCAGTCTCAAGGTTGCCGCCGATACCGCTTTCCGCGCAAATAATTTGTACTGACTCGGTTTCATTTTCAAGTGTTATGCTGTTTTCGGTTATATATAACATTCCCGTTATATCACTTTTAAATTGAGTACCAGCTACAAGCGGCGAGCCTGTGCGCGTAACGTTTATTGTTATTATGCCTTTCCATTGAGAGCCGGAGCGCGGCTCACCTACGCCGATCAGATTGCCCCACTTTACAAGCGGTCTGACGCTTATGCCCAAAATATTGACGGCGCTCCAGTAGGCGGTTTCAGGGAATAATTGCAAAAAGAGCCAGCCTATTTGCTTGTATAGCGTTATATAGACCGCGGCAAACACTGTGCAAATTATTCTAATAAAAGATTTCGGCAATACGCGAAAAACCTTGTTAAACTTTTCCTGAAAGGAATTAAATAATAAGTCCCTGATTTCCGCTATTGTTTTGTTGCTATAAGCTGTCATTATACACCCCCGCTTGCCACGGCGTAGAATAATCATTTTCAAATATAGTTTTTTCTTTTGCCGTGATTTTCACTTTTAAATTGAATTTGTTCCGCGTTATGGCAGAGCCGCTTACATCTAACTCATCGCCTATACCCTCGTCAATAACCCATTGCAAGTCCAGTTTTGCGGCTGTTTCCGCCTCTTGTATATTTTTCGTTGTCATAGGCATTGCAAATATAACAGCTTGAAAACGTGATATTATTTTTTCATTTTCAGATGTCCCGGCAAGCGTATTGCCCCACCATGAAAATTTATTTTTAACCTTGCCATTGTCATCTTTGTTACCGCCAAAAAGAGAAAGGAATACGGCTGTTTTTATTGTGGTATCATTCATAAAAACATCGTCAAATAATTTAATATCGCCGCCATCAGGAGTATCTTCTAATAAAAGATCGCCTTCAAATATTTGTAAATTATTCATGTTACCTTACCCGGCGCTGTAGTTGCGCCTGTTTGAGCCGCCGCTGATCCGGCTGTCGATACCGCGATGCCAGCCGGAATTTCGGCGTTTGTCGTTATGTGAGATACAATAGCGCCGCCGATTTTCTGCCACAGCTCTATGACTTTGACTTTTACTTCAGGCGGAGCGCGGGAGTCAATTATCGCGTTTGCTATTTCAGTGCCTAACATATCACCATTTAACGCCATTTAAGTACCCTCCGCCTTATCACCAGTTTGAGGCGTGCCCGTTGCTAAACAATACGGTTGCGCACATAGACAGCCCTGCCCTGTAGGGCTTGCCATTCCTTTACATTCAAAAGAGCCGCCTGTCGCTTTTACCTTGCCATTTAACTCCACATCACCGCCTTTGACTGTGGCTTTTGTTTTTGCCTCGATATTTGCATTATCCGCTTTTGCGGTTAAATCTTTTTTTGCGGTAAGCTCAATATTTTCACTCGCCTCTGTTATGTGATTTTTTTTAGTAGTCTGTTTTATATCGCCGTCCGCCTCAATGTTTATTGAGCCGTTATTTAACATTGATATTTTTGACTTAATAGCGGCATCAGCGTCACGGGCAAAAAATATTTTTTCGCCGGGCTTTGCGCCTTGCGATTGCGTTAAAACGGCGACCGCGGCATATTTGCCAGTGCCATCTACTTTGACAACTACAAGCCGCTCCTCGTCAAGCGGTACGGAGTCCTCGCCTGCGCTGTTATACAAGTACGCATTGCGGCTGTCGTCTTTCCATGCCTCAAAGGTAATCTGTACAAACTTTTTTATTTCGTCGCTGACCTTGCGCGCGATATTGATAAAGCCTACTCCCACGGAAACACCTCCGGTATTTCGCCAGTATAAGACCCCGGCAAAACAAGAGTGATTGTGGCGGTCTTGCCTTCTATAGTCCGCGCAAGCTCAATATTGCGCGCAAGGAAAGTAGTCTCCTTTGCAATCATTGCCGAGGGCGCTAAAACACAAACACTCATTCCTTTTTGAAAAACCTCATTTTTTTCGTTGACGTGATTTTCGCATAACAACTCAAAGCTCACGCAATCCGCAAACATTCGCCCGGCATAGGCTTTGACCGCGTTTTCAAGATCGCTCATTGTCGTAGAGTCCTCGACGGTTATTGAATGATGTCTGATAATACCTTTGTTTATTAAATATTTATTTTCAAAAGTATATGCCAAAGATGGATATTCCGCGTCAGTTTTACCAAAACCAGTAATATGGCTGTAAAATTCTTGCGCCTTAAACTTTGGCTTAATTGATATAAGCGGCAATTTACTCTCTTGAAAAGTTACAAAAGGTTTTTCGACTGTAGGATTAAAAAATAAAAGTTGCCCTTTCTCATTATTTGAAAAAAGCAAATTGCGCTGTTTTGCGAGGCGTGATAAAAAATCTATTATTTTGTCGGTCGGCTCTATTGATACCTCCGTAAAATTAGCTCCTATTTCGCCGTCAAATATAACTGGTATATTGTAAGGCGCACAAGCCGCATCAGCTATGCCTTTCATATTTATTCCCAAACATTGAAGAGGGTATTTTGTAGGCGGTACTTGACAATCATTTAGCACACCGCAAAGCGGATAACCCTGAAGGGTTATTTCATTTGATTTGTTTGTAAGTTCGGGGTCAGGCGTTAAAAGTGTGCCGCGAAAAACTAAAACATCATTATAAAAAACTTCACATAACTTGAAAGCAAAGGGCGTTACAAGCTCTTTTAATTCTTTTATTCCAGTATCATAGGGAGCCGAAAAAGAAAATGTGTCAAAGGNNTAAGCCGTAAATCCTGTAAACTTCACGCCGTCACAGACTATAGAAACGTCCTGCTCTTTGTCGCTTAATACGATGGGTTTTTTTGTAACCGCGCTTGCCGGGCGGCTTGCGGTTTGATCTTCAGGTATTATGAGTGTATCGCCGGGGTAGATAAGCGGCGAGCCGTCAGCCGCTTTTTTCCTATTTGCTAATTGAGAATTTGCACCAGTGATCTGCGTCCATTTGCTTGCGCTCCCTATATAGCGGACGGCGATGCCGGAAAGGGTATCACCCTGTTTCACATTATGAGTTTTTGACATAGTATGATACCTTCCTACCCATCGGCAATAATTCTAATTCGTCAATGTTAAAATTATTTTGAATAATTAGCTCATCGACAAAATCCGTAGAGCCATATAGCTCCGCGCATAATTCTACTACTTGCCTGTCACGGTCAAGCGTTATTGTTTTTTGCAAAGGCAATGCAAAAGAGGCGTTAAGAATTAATTGAACGCTCATTTGTACCAATTCCGCAAGCGCAAGATGCGCTACCGGGTCAGCGTCTATGAATGTGTCGTCACTCGCGGCGTTTTCGATATTAAGAGCCTCGATTTTTTTATCTTGAAAATCTTTGACAGCTTCAAAAAACGCGACTACCTGACTTGCGGTTTCTAACGCATTTTCGCGGCTTACAGTCCCGGCTTTTATATTGCCCAAAGGATAGCCCGATATTGCGGCATCTTCAGGTACTGCGCCAGTCATAGCGGATATTTCCGCTATTGTAAGCGCCGAGCCGGAGGCGACCGCGGCGCAAGCGCCAGAAACGGCGAGCGAGGCTGTCGCATAAGCGGCTTTTATTTTGTCAATTCCAAAGGGGTCATTTTTAAACTGATTTATTAAATCGGCAGTCAATGTCGAGTAACCCTTAATTTTTTCGGCAAGTGAAACGGCTATTGTAGACGGCAATTTCATAAGGCGGAGCGTGAGCCGTCCTATGTCAAGCGCGGTATTGTAAATGTCTGCTATTTTCAAGCCAGCATTAAACATTTTTTCTATGTTAGACTTCAATTCATTTGCCGCGGAAAGCCAATCACCTATTAATTTTGTGTCAAGCGACGCAAGAAAACTTAAAGCCCCTGTAATTTTTTTTACCATGTCATTTAATGAGGATATTAAAAAGAATTTTGTAGAGGCGTTGCTTTTTTTAACAGCGTCCGCAAAGTCCATGACAGCCGCGTCCTCAAAACTGTTTAACGCTTTTTCTATTGCGACCGCGGCGACTGCGGGCAATTCGTCAGACTCCTCATCTACTATTGTCTCTGTAAATGTTATTGTTACCGTAGACTCGCCATAACGGTTTACAGGATCGTCCTCGCGCTCAATATCGCCAGTAGGGACTACTTTTAATATTCCGTAGGTCGGGTGTTGTAATTGCCCTATGCCCCTCTCAATAAGCATTTTTTCAAAGGCATCCGCCTTTTCCATGTAATTATTGCCGGAAAAAATACACACAAGCGGAAATGACCGCGCGCCCGCGCCCTGATGCTGAACGTGTGCGCCATCCCTGCCCGGAAATGTAAAAATGCCAGTTTTTAATTCCGTTTTTCTTTTGCCTGACTCCCACGCAAAGGCGGTCTCTTTGCCGCTAGGTGACGTATAGCGCGCGTCTTGTATCATGTATTGCCCCCGGATGTAGTAAGCTCAATTTCCGCGCTCCGCGGCGCTCGGACTATCCGCGCCGATGTCCCTTTCTCGGCGGCAACTTCAATAATTAATTTCTGAATACGCTCATCTACGTTATACGCCATTCTATCAGCTTGCGTGATTGGCGCTATCGAGCGCGGATTTGAAAAGCTGGGCGAGTCCTCATCGGTATCGCCGCCCATTTTGACGCGCGGCATATTAATACTTGAGCCTGTAGAGGTCAAGCTATTTGCGATGTCGCGCGTCGCTGTGTCTATCTTTCGCAAAATATATGTCATTTCGGAAATGTTACGGATAATAATTTCAGGTACTGCCGAGCTTGCGGAGCCGCTTACCGCGCTTGAGGCGGTACTGGTTGCGCCGTTTGCGTTCATGATGGAATAACCAGCCGCGCCATCGGAAACGTCTACCACTCCATGTAATTTTGACTTGCCAGCCGCGCCGCCTATCGCAAATTGAGGCGCGCTAAAATCTTGACTTGTAAGGGTTTGAGTCCCTGTGTCGGTCGGAGGCGTGAGCGTTACATTTTCAGGCGGTTTGACCTCGGCTGTCACGGTTGCGCCGTCCACACCTTTCAAAAAGTTCCTAAACTCTTGTATTTTTTCTGCGCCCTTGCCCGCAAGATGCCCCAGCCCCGGTATATAAGACAATATTTCAAGCAAGCCCTGTATAGGCGCGAGTATGCCTGATAATAATGTGCCTCCGATAACCTTAATTGCATTGATAATGGCGTTATCCTTAAAAATAGAAACTATTTTTAACCACATCGCGGCAAACCAGTCAAGTGCGGGTTTAACAAAATTATAAATAGCGTTAAAAATCCGACTAAAAAAACCGCTGACGGCATTGAGCGCCGGGGTAAAAAAGTCTTTTATCTTATTTCCTATGTTAGAGAAAAATCCCGTTATCGCATCTTTTACCGTATAAAAAGCATTGACAAGCCAGTCAATAGCGGGTTTAAAAAAGTTTTTTATCGCTCCGGCAATTTCTTTTATTTTGTCAAATAAGCCCGTAGCGGCAAGAGCCTCTTTTATCTTTGCCCAATTCGAGGCAATTTCTTTTATCATTGAAATAACGAGTCCTATAGGCATACAAATAATACTTATAACCGCCATTACTTTCTCCGAGCCTTTTTTAAATGCGTTTGTTATACGCTCCCAATTTTTAACTATTAGTATTGTAAGCGCCGTAATTGCCGCTATTGCGGCGACTATTCCCATTACAATTAAGCCTATCGGATTTGCCGCCATCGCCGCATTGAGCGCCCATTGTGCCGCGGTTGCTATTCCGTTTGCTATTGCCATTGCCTTTGTCGCTATGCTGTGTGCTACAGTGCCGACCGTCAGCCCGGCAAGCGCGGCGGTTTGCCCCTTCGTGACAAGAGTACCTACAAACATTGCGAGCTTTACCATTGTTTGTATTTTATGGAAAGCGCGAGTTGCTATCGTTACCGCCATAAGCGCGACCTGATAAGCAATTAAGGGCGCTACTATCGCAATTATTAAGTATCGGAATTGCCACGCTAATTTAACCGCTCCAAATAAAATGCGCGCAAATCCGGCTATGGCGTTTGCCGCGGCTTCGGCGGCTCCTATTATCGGCGTTATGTCAAAATTATTTATTGCGTCAGTTATTTTACCTATCGCCGCTCCGCCCTTTTCCGCGAAAGCATCTACAAACTTAAACCCCAATTCCATGAGGCTTGACTTCAAAACCTCAATTCTATTTTGCAAAGAGCCGCGCATAACGCCCGCCATCTGCTCGGTTGCGCCTCCGGCGTTTTTTAATTCGTCGGAATAACCGCGCAAAGCCTCCGCGCCGCTTGCGATAAGGGCGCTTGCTTTGGAATACTGCTGTTTACCGAAAATTGCGTCCATATATTGAGCTTGTTCCGCGGTTCCCATTCCTTTCATTTTGTTTTCAAATTGCCCTATAATGTCTACAAAGTTTAACAAATTGCCGCGGGTATCCCTTGTCGCTATGCCGAGGTTATTTAATGCGTCCTGACCTTTTTTTGACGGAGCCGCCAGCCTTATCATCATTGTATTGACGGCTTTGCCAGCCTCCGCGCCCTTGTAACCATTTGCGGCTAACACGTCAATAGCGGCTCCAAAATCCTCTATTGTCTGATTTGCTTTCGTGAATTCCTTGCCTCCGGCGACTACAGCCTCATACATAAGCGGCAAATCCATATTTGCGAGACTTGCCGTTTTTACCATAACATCAGAAACGTATTTAAAGTTATCCGCAAGTTTTAAGGGGTCGTCACTCATTAAGCCAAAAACGCCGAGTGAGTCCGCCGCCATTCCAGCGGCTTTGTCAAGGTCAAGCCCAGCGGCGGTTGCCATATCCGCGACCTTTGGAAGTAAGGCAACCGCCTGATCGCTTTTAATGCCAGCCATCGCCATAGTTGCCAGCGCTCCGGCGGTTTGTTGCGCGTTAAACTCCGTCACGGCGGCGACGTTACGCGCTTCTTTGCCGAGGCTTTTTAATCTTATTTTGAAGTCATCAGCGGCAGGGTTTAAATCAGAAAAAACCGCGCCCGCCTTATGGAGCGCGTTGTCAAATTCTATAAATTGTTTTGTAGCGACGGCAAGCCCGGCTCCTACAGCGGCGACCCCTGCGGCGGCTAGAAAGCCCATCGCTTTTTTTATGCTTTTGCCGAGCCTGTCTACCCTGTCAGCGGCTTTGTCAAAGTCTTTTTTGAGCGCATTGCTTACCGATTTTGATTTTATACCGAGGTTGTCAAGAGCCTTGCCCACTTTGCCAGTGGGTGCTGATACATTGTCAATGAGGTTAAAAATAGTTTCAATGGCGTATTTGCTTGCCATTTTTTTCTAACTCCTTTTGTATTTTGCATAGGCTCTCAATCATTGGATTATAAAAAAATCTCACCTCATCAAGTGTAATAAACTCCGGCGCTATACCTATATTATAATCAGCATATATCTGCCGGAGTTGTAAACATACCCAGTCAAGTCCTAGTTTCCTTTGCTTTTTTGCGTCAAGGGCTACAAAGGAAACTAATCTGTTAAAAAAAGAATAGCGATGTCCTGTAAAACCGTGTAATCCTTTTTATCAAGTCCCGCGATTTTTGCAATGTCTCTTTTTTCGACTCCGCAAATCGCCGCCATAAAGTTTTGCAATTTCTGATTTCCGGCGGTTTCCTTAAAGCCGTCCATCGCGAGCATAGCGCGCCCGTTAGGACGTTTTACCGTGAATATATCGCCCTTGTTAGGTGATTTGTCAGACACGGTATAAGTTATATGATCGCCGTCTACCACAAGGCGCTTTTCGTTTATCGCTTGCGTAAAATGCCGGATAATTTTTTCAAAACCTTTGCGGTCATCATCATTCATTGCCTCAATGCCGCGGTCAATTTCGTTAGCGTCACACCAATTAAAAAACTCTATCCTTGCAAATTCTTTTTGCTCTTCGGTCAGAGTTTTATTTTCGGCGGGGTTTGTGTTTGCGTTGCCCATTACTTACTCCTTTTTATTGTTGCTCAAGGTCGCCCTCAAGCGAAATACCAGCGGTTCCCTGCTGGGTATCCTCTGTTATGTCGTCTACAAATTGCATTGACCCCGCATAAATTGTGCCATCGCAATATGTAAGTGATACCGGGAAAAAATCAGACGTGCTTTGCTCTTCACGCAAGAATTCTAAATCCTTGTTTTCGTGCGTTATCTGCACATTAAGATTTTTTATACTGCCGGAGGCGCGGCTTCTTATTATGCGCTTTGTGCCGTCACCATTAAACTTGACCTCATTTTTAAACCCGGAAAGAGTTACATTTCCGGCATCTTCGCCGTCTACAGGAAAACGACGACCCGCGATTGTGATGCTTTCTATCGGTCCCGAAATATTCATAATTGTCTACTCCTTTTTAGGCTTCCAAATAAAAGCCGAAATAAATATCATTGCTGATAACTTCCACATTGCCGGAAAGTTTGACAGGGTATTGTGTGTTTACGCGCTTGGGATTTGTGCTGTCAATTTTCACGACAAGCCTTTCTTTCGTAAATATAGGCTCTTGAATTATCGCGGCGCGCGCGAGCGAGTCCGCTAAATTCATAAGTTCCGTTTTTATTGTCTTGGGCTGTATTGCGCGCGGGTTCGTTGTGACCGTGTTATCCGATACGAGCGGAGCGCCTTTCTTTTCATCGGACTCCATAATCATACGGACATTAAAGACAACGTTTTGAAGTTTAACGAGGTCTACCACAAAGCGGCGCGAGGGTGTCATTTCGTTTTCAGGGTGGTAAAAAGTTACTATGTCATTTAACTCGGCAACCGATCCGACTTTGAGATTTGTACTCGCGCCCTTTGTCACGGCGTTATTGCGCGTTGTATAATTTTCTTGAGCCGAGTCCGCGCCCGGCGCAAGTCCTGTGAGTTGTCCCTTATAGCCCAGCGGCGGATTTGAATTCGCGTTTGTCATAATGTCTGACACAAGCCCGCGCGCGGCGATAACAAAGGGTAGCTCACGGCTTCCCGTGCTTTGAATAAGAAAATTTGCATAGTCCGATTTTCTTAAATCGGTAACAGCGGTTCTTACATGAAAATCATCGGTAGAGCCGTGCGCCACTATGCATGGCTTTTTTTCCAATTCAGACCAGCGCCCCTCGCAAAATAACTGGTATTGATCAAGGCGCGTTGGTTTTTTCCATGAGAAGGTAGACAAAATAAAAGTCTCCCAAATTTGACCGATTGCCTCAAGCGCCGGAGTAATATCCGGGTCAAGAGCGCCGCCTTGCAAGCGACCCGCGGCAAAAGTAAAGCCCTCTACAATCGTCTCAATTTCGACGGTTATATCATTGCCACTTTCGCCTGACCATTTTGCGATTAACGCAAGCTCGCCTTCAGTGATATTCCCGGCGATAACTGGCATTTCAAGTTTTGTGTTAATCGCCGTTTTTATTGCGGCTAACACGTCCGCGGCGGTCGCGGCTTTCGCTATCGGAAACTCCGCTCCAATTCCGCCGATATACACAGTACCGCTCCCGGCGGCGGTTGCTATTCCGTCACACGAAATAGAGCCGACCGCGGCAACCGCGGTGTTAAGCGGGCGCAACGGGTAAAATGTTACTGGGAAATTCGCGCCTCCGCCCGAAAGTGGAAACAACTGCCGAGCCGCAAGGTGTAAGGGTGAGCCATAGCCGTACCGCTTGCCTATCGCGTCGGCGCTCCCTATTGACTCGTGCTTTTCGAGGCTGTATTCCGCGTCATTGTTTCCTATGCCGAAAACAGCTAATCTTTGCGGTAAGAAACCGCCTCCGCCCGCGTTAAAATTGCGAAACTCTACATTCACTCCAGTTACGCGGCTTATTGCGCTTGATGGTAACATAAAACCCTCCTAATCCTTATTTATTAAAACTTCGCCATTCGATGGATCGATAACAAAGTCTATGCCCTCGATAATTGACCCTGTGGAGTCTATCGCACACTCAAGAAATTGCACGGCAAGCGTTATGCGCACAGTGACAACCGTAAGCGCGTCGCCGCCATTGTCAGGTATACCAGCCTCACTCGATAAAATATTCCGTGAGCCTACTACACCGCGCAAGCCTAAATATGTATAATTGTCACTCATTAAAATTCTGCGTAAAATCCGCGCCGTTTTCCATGCGCGCGCGGCGGCAACCTTTTCATTCCACACCTCACCGCCCTCATCACCGAAAGTGATACAGTCAATAATAAAAGTTGCTTTTATTTTCTGCTGACCGTTGCGGGCGTTGCCGTCCAGCGGTTCTGTCTTTTGCAACATTATATTTACAAGGGGCGTTTCTATCGGCTCGCCGCCAGTGTCATAAGGGCGCGCGTTTTCGATAAACACCCTGATATTATAGTCCTCTTTGTTACGCGCTACATTTTGTTTTGCCAGTTCATATTGATTGTGCGTTTCGCCTTTGATGATACAGGCGAGGCGGTCGCGTATTTTTTCTACATTGTCAGGATCGCTTAAAAGCTCGGTTATTTCCGGCTTAAATTGTTCAATCATTCTTTCTTATCCTCAAGTTTCTCAAGTTTAATGCCGAGCGTTAGACGGCATAATTCTATTGTCCTGTCATATTCATTGCGCTGTACAAATAACAAAAGCTCTTTTCCATCTTTCCCGGTTATTTTTACCTTGTCTCCGCGCTCCGGGATTTTACCGATTTTTTCTTTTGCCTCAAGCGCGGAAATAGTTGTCTCAATGGCGCGCCCTTGTATAGGCTCCCCGGTTACAGGATCAACCAGAGAGCCTATGTCGCTATATGTGCCGGAAAGGGCAAACTCGCCTTTTCCGTTTGCCAGCACAATAGGCAAGCCCGCGTCATTTTCGATAATGGCGCGGGCATCCGCTGTGGCAAGGTCGCGCACATTAGGCAATTTATTTACCCTCAAGCGCGGCAAGCTCGGCGGCGACGGTTTTGAGTTCGCCCTCCGCAAGCTCGACGGCTTTTTTTACGTCGGCAATTTTGGCTTTGTCGTTATTTTTTTCCGCGAGCGCAAGAGTTTCTTTTGCGTCGTTAAGGGTTTTTTCCGCCGCCTCTTTTTTCTTTTTTGCCGCGGCAATGGCATTGGCTTTGTCCTTGTCCTTGTCGGGTAATTCCTTGCTGTCAATGATTTTCTTTTTTGCCTTTGCCTTTTCAAAAGCCTCTTTTGTGGCAAAATCTTTTTCGGCGATTTCATCACCTTCCTTAATTACTCCGCGCTTACTTGTAAACGCATAGCCTGTAGCAACTACAAACATAAAGACCTCCTTAATCTGTGATTATGGCTGTCAAGCAACCATAGCGATCTATTGAAACGGGAATTGATGCCGGACGGCTCCTGATTTCGCCGACATAGGTATTTTTTGGATTATCAAAGTAGACGCGCCCTTTGAAGTCATACTCGCCGCCTATCGGAATTTTACCTCCGAAAATCGGATCAAATACCGCGTCAACTTTAACATCAGGTATGCCGCCGAAAATCCGCCTAAAGTCAAGGCTCTCAATGTCCGGCAGGAAAATAACTTTATTTGGCTCGACATACGGGACTGGTGTATTTGTACCCCACGGAGTATATATCGCGTTGTAAAGATATAAGTCATAGCGATAAGCTCCTATGTGCATATAACCCATAAATTTTGCGCCCTTGTTTACAAGGCGCGGATTTAGATCACCCATTCCGAGGTTATCTTTTTTGACAGCCTCGCGGAATTCTTTATTCTTATAGGCGGCTTTCCAAGCGTCCCTGCCAAATATAAGCGTCGTAACATCAACATAGCCATCCGCAAGGATAGTGTCAGATAACGCTGTTATGTCAGAGAATATATCAACATCCTCATCATGATCCCAGCTTACATTTGCCTCCGGGAAATGGGACGCTTTCGGCTTGAAGTCAAGCTCGTAGGTCGGTATTCCGTTCTCATCGGTGAGCGTCAAAGTACCGTGCTGTAAGACTTGCGCTGATTGTAATTCAATGGAATTGCGTACCATTCGAGTCATAAGCGCGAAAGCCCGCACGAGTATTTTTGCAAGCCGACCGAGCCAGTTTACTTTTGCGTCCTTATAAGCGCTCTCACCCGGCTGGCGTGTCATAAGTTTTGCAATATGCACAGGCGAGTCAAGGGCGTATACCGGGAATGGAATATTTTTATTTGTGAAAACGTCCTCAATAATTGTAACCGCTTGCGTCGATAAGTTACGCACAACTGGCGCGGCTTCGTTTCCGCTTCGCACAATGTCATATTCCATATACTCCGAGTCAGTAAAGCCGTCAGGCGGCGTTACAAAAAACGACGAAAGAAACCCCATTTTTTTAATGTCGGGTTCCTGATTAAACATTGCTATAATCATTGTTAAAATATTGATCATCGTATAACTCCTTATTGATTGTCTTTTTGGGAAAGGTCTGTAACCCGGATCGGCAAAATGCCGACTTTGCGGAGCTTGTCAATGTCAGCCGCGGTCAATTCCGCACCGCCGACTTTAACCATATCTTGACGGACTCTGCCGTCCATAATGGGACGGAAACCGCAAACTTTCGCCTCCGGGCTTGTATTCTCGATGTCAAAAGGATTTACAGCCGCGTATTCGTCAGAGGAGGTCGCGGGCGCAAAAGTTATGGTATCTGATCCGCTCCTTTTCAAAACAGTCCCGGCAGGGAGTGTCTCACCCGCGCCGATTGTAATTTTACCGCTAACAAAATTATTGTCACCTAACATGACAACTTTATTTTCGACGTTAGTAGTTTTCATTCCTCCCATTTTCCGCCTCCCGTCTTGAGTCCGTTTGCGCCGTCTTTAAATGCTTGCGCGAGTTTCGCATCATCGTCAGCGCCGCCGCTTTCGCCGCCTGTGTGAATTTCGCCTACATTGTCAGCATTGCGCGCCGCAATGTGCGTGTTATCAAGTTTTGCGGCGTGATATTCCGCGAGCGCCGTTTCGTCGCTGACGGATACGCCGGACTTAATATGTTTTGCCGCAATGGTAAGCGATCCCGATTTTTCGCCGAGTAATAAATGCGCGTTCACGCGGGCGCGCTCTTTATCTATACCCGCCGTTTCACCTTGCGCAAATACAGAGTCATAAAGTGACTTGTTTTGCGCTTTCAAATCGTCGATTGTCAATGGCTTGTTATTGTCCATTTCCGATCCTCCTAAATTTATTTTTTCGCCTGTCCCTGCGGTATCCGCCTCCGGCGATATTGGTACTTTGCAAAACGCTACTGCCTTTTCAAATTCCTCAAAGTAGGCAGAAGGGTCTTTTTCATAAGCCGCGCGCGCTATTTTTTTTGCGTGTTCTACTTCATGCTGGGCTTTTGCGATTAACACATTTTTTTTCTCTGCGGCGCTCGCGCCCGGCGCGGATGCGCTATCCTCTTGTGATATAACCTCAAAATCATTTGCCCAGCCCATTTCCTGAATTTCTTTTCCGACGTAGTAAGTCTCTTCATTCATTGCGGCGCGGATTTCTTCATTGGATTTTTTTGCTACAGAGGCGTGAGCGGAGCCGTAAAGGGCGGATAACTTTTCAAGATAGTCCGCCTCTTTGCGCATAACGCGGTAATCACCTACCGTAACGCCCCACGGATTATGTATCATAAAAATAGAATTGTCAGAGGCGGTCAATTTTAAATCAGGGTTTATGGTTCTTGCGGATAACGCAATATAACTGCCCATGCTCATAGCAATACAATTTATTCTTATTGACACAGGATTTGTTTTCGCATAATCGCGTATCAAGTTAAAAATTGTTATCCCTTCATAGACGGAGCCGCCGGGACTGTTTAATGTGACTTTGATTTCCTCGTCTTTTTTAAGTCCTTCGAGTTGCTTTTTTACATCTTTGAGCGTGACGCTTTTTTCATAGTACCAGCTATACCCGATAACACCATCTATTAATACTTCTTTCATAAAACCTATTTTCCCTTTTCTAAAATAAAATGCTATGAAGTAAAAAAATATTTTTTACCTACTCGCTCCCTGTATTACATTGCCCGTCAGAGAAATTATCAGACAGGCTCCTAAAATAATCGCGGCTGTTTTCCAAAACTTTAACCGCTTCTCGGAGGCTATTAATCGTCGTTCTAATATCTCCAGTCTGTCTTGTAGCAATGTCAATTTGTTCTGATATTCGGTCGATAGTTCCGCTGACGTTTCTAAAACCATTTGACACCATGCCTCCAAGCTCATTAAGTCTAGTTTCAAGTTCATCAATTCTCCTTTGCTTATTTGCAAGCTCGATTCTAAATGCGTTATCTGCATATCCAATTTGTTGAATAGAAAGTCTATGTCCGACAAAATATCCTGCGGAAAAACAGAAAATGAAAAAAACGATAATAATAATACAAAAGACAATATTCTTTTTGCTTTCATTCATACTATCTCCTATACCTTATTGCATACCCTTTGTTATGCCGCTTAAACTCTTCGATTGTGTATAAATTATTGAAACCATCCCGGTCGCCTGTTAGGTGATTTTTATAAGGGTCATTTATTATAAAGTTTGTGTCGTCAATACCGATAATTAAAACAATATGTCCCGGCACAGGTGATGGCTTGCCAGAAAAGTTTTTATTGTTAGGGTATCTCATTGACGTATAAATGGGTAAGCCATTATTTAAATCGTCAATAATTTCATTGTAGTCAATAAAAGATGTAAAATAGACTACTTTTTTGCCATATAAATAATTGACTGCCATTTCCATAACGCCAGCCCATTCCGGCGCGGGTATCTTTGTGTCAAAATTTGATTTATAAAAATCTTGAACGCTTTGATTTGTCTCAATAAAAAATTTTAGTTTATCTTCAGGCTGTGTATAAGCTGTTATTTTTTTAAATGGCTCAAGCCCTATGCCGCTAATATCAAGCCCAGCAACCATGCTTGTAACCTGACAGGTATTGTAGGGATCGATTTCATTGTTTAATTGACTGTAGTATTTGTCTCTTTTCTCGCATAAATTAATTTTCATTTTTTGGCTCCTCCTCGTTTTCCGAGTCATATAATTCTTGACTAAAAAAATGCCCTCTTACTCCGTTATTCACTACTTGCAAGCCGATATATGCGCTTACAAGCGTCACAAAGGCGGTTAGTATAGTTGTCAGCGCGGCGCTCCTTTCCGGGTAAAAAAAAGCCGCCGCGCCGAAAAGCGCAATTAATAGCAAGCCCACATATAAGGCGGTTGCCTTTTTTTCAAGTGTCGTAGATTTTTTTTTCATTGCCCCTCCCTATGCGATTTGTTTTTCAAGCCATTCAATAGTTTTATAAAAATGCGGAATTAAAAGTTTCTTGTTTTTTTCGTGTTCGCGGATATAAGAATTTACCTCACTCCGAAAAGTTGTCACGCCGTTTGGCTCTTCTATAATAATTTTTATTAATTTGTCGCGGAGGTTGCCGTTAGCGCCAAGCTTGAAACTTAAAAAAGCCGCGCGTAAGCGCTCAATGAAAGGAATATTGTCATTCCAGACAATGGCGATACTCGCCTGCAATGCCGCGTCGCGTATATATTCATATTGAATATTTTGCCGGGACTCGGTATTTCTTTGCCATTCTTTTCTTTCCGCGGTGTCAGCGGTTAAAAGCATTTCGAGCTTTTCAAGTTTGACCGTTATATTTTCAATAGTCTCATCTTGCCTTGCGTCCTTGTCAATTTTTTTTGTACCTTTGGGCGCGCTGTCTTTTGCCTCATACTCCATTGAGCCAAATTTAAACCTTTTTAAATTTCTATTAGTCTTTAAAAAAGCAAAAAATATTACAAGCGTAATGCCTGAAGGGATAAAATTTACAACCTCTTGTAAAATCAATTTTCGCCTCCATTGTTTTTACTTTTGTCATCATCATCATCACCGTCGCCGTCGTTGCCCTCTTCGTTTTTCATTTGCGCTACTGNNGTTTTGTTTAAAGTCATAGCGTTTCATAAGGTCACGCTCGCGCCTTAATCTGCCTTGTACCGCGCGGAAATCCATACCGCTCATCTCGCGGGCAACTTGTTCATTTGTAGTCCATCCCGCGCTTACCGCATCGCGTAATGCTTTCACTTCGCGCTGTATGTCTACGGAGGGTCGGCTTATTCCAGACCATTCACACTTCAACCACGCATTTCTTAATTTCCATTGTGCTGGGTCAAATATTGCCGCCTTAAAGCCGGGCAAGTCAAGCTCATTTAACAGACAAGACTGAATAATAAATTCCTGAATGATAAGCTGTCCTATGTCTTTTGCGTTTTTAAAAGTGCGATATTTGAGCGTGATTTTATATTCATTGTCCGCTTGCCGGGCGGCGCTGTAACTTGTGCCAAACCTTAACAAGACTACTTCGGGCGGTACTTCGTTTGACCAGCATATAGCGGAAATAATTACCTCTTCAAATTTTCCAAAGTTTACATTCGGGCGCTGTGTACTAAAGCTCACAGGCTCCTCCCCGGGCGCGAGGCGGTCAAGCACCGACCCCGGCAGAATTTGCGCTACTTTTTGATCTGTGTCTGAAAGTTGCGTTGCCGCAACTTTTGCGGTTGTACCACTTGAGCCTTTTAACTCTACCATTTCAAGCGGCGCTGATTTTCCCATGTTATGCACGGGACTCGTACCGGGTACGTTAGGCGTATTTCTTTTTATAAACAGTGGTAAAAGTGAATTGATAACCGCGGCGCGGATTTCCGCATTTTTGTAACGGTCAAGGTCTTTGAGCATATATAAAACGCTTGCGAGTAATGGTATGCCACGGACTTCGTTTAAAAGTTTTTCGCCGCCATAGATCATCCATGAAATTTGACGATTAGAATTTTTTCCCAAACATGGAATTCTTGTAAATGACAACTTTTCGCCGTCCCACTCTTCGACATGGTAGGCAATATGCCGACCGCGTTTGTCAATTTCGACACCGTGAATTACTCGGTTGCCATTAGGCGGCTGGTAATTAGGATTTGTTTTTATATAGTTGCCATTGATCCAGTCCCAGTGAGGTAGTTTTGTCTCCGGGTTTATGCGTGATAATATAATACCGTCGCCGCAAAGCATAGCCTCAAGGCGGCATTGATTTTGAAATTCTCCAAAGGTAAGCTCTTTTTTATAGTCAAATACATTGTAGTCCATTGAATAAAGCGTGAAAGCCTCGGTTATTTTTTCGCTATATTCGACGGCGAGGCGGTCGCGCTCTTCAGATGTTTTATCAGCCCAAATAACGGAGGCAATAGGTGTAGACTCCGGCATAATGCCTGTAAATATTTCATTGCGCAACATTCTTTTTATGATGCCGCGCACATAGGCATTTTCGACAAATAGCTGTAATGACCTTTGCCGGAGCGTGTAATAGTCTACGCCATATTCCCAGAAATAATTGCGCGTAATGCCAAAGCCGCCGGGAAAAGGATCACCGTCAAATATGTCGTCAATGGCATTTGCTACATAATAATTGAGTACATCTTTTATTTGATAATCGCCGCCGGGCGCTTTATTCATTGTTATCAATATGGAACCACCTGCGTAAAACTACTGCTGGGATTTTCCAAAATGTCGATTTGGCTTTCAATGTCTTGAATTTGTTTTAAGAGGCTGGCGCGTTGTTTAATCAATTCCGGCAAGTCTATACGCCGGACTGTTATAGTGCTTTGCCCTGTATTCAAAGTATAACTTTCCCTTTCGTCACGCTCCAAAATTAAAATAGCCTTGTCAAGCTCAAAGAGTACAATGCGCGTATTTGTTAGCTGATCTTTCCAGTATGATAACGGCGAGCCAGTTGCCGCCGGGTGTCCCGCCTCGATAATTGCCATAATAAAATATTATTCCCGAAAGAAAATAAACCTATAAAGTAGCGCAAGATTTTTTTTATAAAAATAAAAAAAACCCACTCGCGGAGTTAATTGGAAAACCTGAAAACCAATTTTCCGCAAGTGGGAAGGAGGTAATGAGCTTCTTGAGTTTATGGAGCCGCCCAAATAAATGCTATAAAGTTGCGGCGGCGCAAGTGATTAAAAATCAAATTTCCCTTGCACAGCCGCCGCGGATATACGCTCACAGGCAAGGTCAAAATAATTTTTATCTATTTCAATGCCGATAAAACGCCGCCCCAAATCGACCGCGGCAACCCCGGTAGAGCCTGACCCCATGAATGGGTCACAAATAATTTGCGGATTGTTTTTTAAATTCAAAATTACTTTTTTCATAAGTCCGACGGGCTTTTGTGTCGGGTGAATTCTTTTTTTAACATCCTCTTTCTCTGTGCCAAACACGCCAGCCCACTTATGGCGGATAATGTCACGCTTGCGCGCCGGGTAAAACCATATAACCTCAAAACAAGAGCCAAACATTTTGTCCATCGACTCCGTGAGCCTCTTATCCCATATAGATAAT